ACGCCCCCGTATCTTACGTAGAGAGTGATATGGCAGAAGATACAAATAACGGGTTGAAACTGTTCGGTTTTGAAATCAAGAGAGTTCAGAACAAGAACGAGAAGCCTGAGAAATTACCGTCTATCGTACCTAAACAGGATGACGATGGTGCGGGATATGTTACTGCCTCTGGTGCACACTTTGGTCAGTACCTTGACCTTGAGGGTGATGGTGCCAAAGATAATGCAGAACTCATTAAGAAATACCGTGGTCTTGCAGAACACCCTGAAGTAGACGCTGCACTTGAGGACATCATCAATGAGTCTATCAGTGCATCCGACATGGAGTCTTCTGTAGAGATCAGTCTGGACAAGGTGCAAACGTCCGATAAGATTAAGAAACTGATCATCGAAGAATTCGATGGTATCTGTTCGATGTTGAACTTCAACGACAATGCACACGACATGTTCCGTTCGTGGTATGTGGATGGTAGACTTGTTCACCATCTGGTAGTAAATGAATCCAACCTTAAGGCTGGTATTCAAGAGATTCGTCCTATTGACGCTGCGAAGATTCGCAAGGTCAAAGAGGTCAAATATAAAAAGGATCAAAAGACAGACGCAAAGATCGTTGACAGAATCAACGAGTTCTATGTGTACCAAGAGAAGGCGGGTACGCAACAGGGTGTCAAGATGTCAGTTGATGCTGTTTCGTATGTGACTTCGGGTCTACTAGACCCATCACGCAAACGTGTAGTATCGTACCTACACAAGGCAATCAAACCCATCAACCAGTTGCGGATGATGGAAGACTCTCTGGTGATCTATCGTCTTGCACGTGCACCTGAGAGACGTATTTTCTATATCGATGTTGGTAACCTTCCTGCGGGTAAGGCAGAACAACACATGAAAGACATCATGACTCGTTATCGTAACAAGTTAGTCTATGATGCGAACACTGGACAGATCAAAGATGATCGTAAGCACATGTCCATGTTGGAAGATTTCTGGCTACCTCGTAAGGAAGGTGGTCGTGGTACTGAGATTTCTACACTGCCTGGCGGTGAGAACCTTGGTCAGATAGATGACATCATTTACTTCCAGAAGAGATTGTACCGTTCCTTGAACGTACCGATCAATCGTCTGGAACAGGAAGCACAGTTTTCATTGGGTCGATCTACTGAGATCAGTAGAGACGAAGTTAAGTTCCAGAAGTTTGTGGACAGACTCCGTAGACGATTCTCTATGTTGTTCTTGGGTATCCTCAAGAAGCAACTGATCCTCAAGGGTATTATCACTGAGGAAGACTGGGATGAGTGGAAGAACGATATCGTCATTGACTTTATTCGTGACAACCACTTTACCGAAATGAAGAACGCAGAACTTCTTAGAGAGCGTTTAGATACAATGGATAGAATTACCAACTATGTTGGTGAGTACTTCTCACGTGAGTGGGTTATGAAGAACGTCATGATGATGTCCGATGAGGACATCGAACAGATGAAAGATGAAGTCGAAGCCGAGAACGATAAAGGTGATGACGAAACAGAAGGAGATTTTGAATGAGTGAATTAGATCAAGAAGTAGAAGTTGATGCGGTAGTACAACCGACAAATTCCGTAGAGGATTTCATCAACGCACTTCAACAACAGAATTTTAATCGGGCAAAGAACCACTTCGACTCTCTGATTAACGATAAGGTTCAGACAAGACTGGACACTGAGAAGGTTGCAATGGCGCAATCCATCTTCAATGATCAGGACGATGATGTGGAAGACATCACGGACGAAGAGATCGAAGATGAGGTCGATGCTGCAATTGCAGAGTTCGAAGAAGAGGAAGACGCCGAAGACGAAGACACTGGTGAACAAGAAGGTAAAGAAATCTTCTCTGGTGCATTCGAAGACGAAGAAGAATCTTCATAAAAATTTCATCTAAAAAACTCAATTCTTATAAATAATATCAAACGGTAAAACTTAGTATGAAAACATTTCAGGAACTAAGAGAAGCCCGCAAACCCGAAGGGGATGTGGTCTTTAATAAGAAGATCATGAAAGTCCCCGTCAAGATCGTAAAGGGGAAGAAAGGTTTTACCGCTTATGTGGACGGCGACATGTTGGATACCTTCCGTAATCAACGTGAAGCAGAAAAGGCCGCTGAGACGATTATAAAGGAACTCAGATGAAACTGATTAGCGAATACGTAGAAAACGATCTACAGTGTATCGTAGAGAAGAAGGAAGACGGTGGCAAGAGATATGTCATCGAAGGCGTGTTCGCACAGGCCGATCAGAAGAATAGAAACGGACGTATCTACCCTAGACCCATTATGGAAAAAGCGGTAGGTAAGTACGTTACAGATCAGGTTAGCAAGAAACGTGCGGTTGGTGAATTGAATCACCCTGAAGGGCCGACAGTTAACCTTGATAAAGTTTCGCACCTCATCACTGACCTCAAGTTTGAGGGAAATGATGTAGTCGGAAAGGCACAAATATTGGATACTCCAATGGGTCAGATCGTAAAAGGTCTCCTTGAAGGCGGTGTACAACTAGGCGTGTCAACTCGTGGTATGGGTAGCCTTGAGCAAAGAAATGGCGCAATGTACGTCAAAGACGACTTTATTCTTAGTACGGTTGACATCGTACAAGACCCTAGCGCACCTGATGCATTTGTTAATGGAATCATGGAAGGTGTTGACTGGGTTTGGAATAACGGCATTTTAGAGCCTCAGGTAATTGAGAAAATGGAGACTGAAATTAAAACTGCTCCGAAAGCATTTCGTCCAGAAGTGCAGATTCGAGAGTTTAAGAATTTCCTCTCGTTAATTAAATCACAATTGTAAGGAGTCGATATGACTGATGTTAATCAAGAAGTCGAGAATGTCGAACTCCACGATGAAGAAATTAACGATATCGTGGAAGAGACTCTCGACGAAGCTGCTCCTGCAGTCAAGGGTAAACCGGATGCTGACGCAACCACAGAACCCGAATCTATCGCATCGGTAGATAAGGCCGCAGACGCAACAAAACAAGCTCCTGTTCCGAAAACTAAGGCAGGTATGATCAATGCCATGTACGGTAAGCTCAACGCAATGAAAAAGGTTGAACTTCAAGCTGCATACGGTAAAATGATGGGCGAAGAAGTGGAAGTGGAAGAATCAGAAGTTGTCGCTGAGACACAAATTGATACTACCGCAGAACTGAACGCATTGGTCGAGTCTGAAGCCACACTCAGTGATGAGTTCAAGGCTAAAACTGCTGTAATTTTCGAAGCTGCTGTGAAGTCGAAGTTGTCTGAAGAAGTAGACCGCATCGAAGCACAGTATGAGCAGAACCTCTCTGAAGAAGTTGCCTCTATTAAGAGTGACCTCGTAGAGAAGGTTGACAGCTACCTCAACTACGTGGTTGAGACTTGGATGGAAGAGAACAGAGTTGCAGTTCAGAACGGTCTCCGTACTGAAATTGCAGAGACGTTCATGAACAAGATGAGAGACCTCTTTGTTGAGTCTTACATCGAAGTTCCTGAGTCCAAAGTTGACCTAGTTGACGAACTTGCCGGTCAGGTTGAAGAACTTGAAGAGTCTCTCAACAAGCAGACTGGTGACACAATTAAACTTGCCGAAGAACTTGAGACATACAAGCGTAACGCAATCATTGCTGAAGCTGCACGTGGTATGGCAGAAACTCAAGTAGAGAAACTCCGTGGTCTTGTTGAGAACGTAGATTTTGATGACGAAGAGTCGTTCGCATCTAAAGTTGCAACAATCAAAGAGTCTTTCTTCAAGGCAGAAAAAACCGAAGTTGCTGAACAAGTTACTGCAGAAGACTCCGAAGAAGTTGAAGTCGAAGTTTCTAGCGTAATGGAACAGTACCTCAAAACCATTAGACAAACCGCTAATAAGTAAGGATAACTGATATGAACTCTTACGATTCTTTGATCGAAAAGTGGAGTCCGGTACTTAACGAAGGTTCTGCTGGTGAAATTAAAGATCACCACAGACGTGCTGTTACTGCTGCGATTCTGGAAAACCAAGAGCGTGCTCTCCAAGAAGAGCGTGCCCAACACGCAGGCTTCATCACAGAAGCTGCTCCCGCTAACGCTACATCTTCTATCGGTACATGGGATCCGATCCTGATCTCTCTCGTGCGCCGTGCAATGCCTAACCTGATGGCATACGATGTGTGTGGTGTTCAACCTATGTCTGGCCCTACTGGTCTCATCTTTGCGATGAAGGCACGTTACGGTGGTGGTTCGACTTCTAACCGTGAAGCATTGTTCAACGAAGCAGAGACTCAGTTCTCTGGTGATTCGTCTGGTGCTGCTGCTCACGATTCTGACAACCCTTCTGGTTTCAACGGCATCTCGCCTGTTGCTGACTCTGCTGATGCCCTTCGTGGTACTGATATCACTGGTCGTCCGATGTCTACTGCTGACGCAGAAGCCCTTGGTTCCGGTGGTGGTGCAGGCGCTTTCGAAGAGATGGGTTTCACCATCGAAAAGGCAACCGTGACTGCGAAGTCTCGTGCGCTGAAAGCTGAGTACAGTTTGGAACTTGCACAAGACCTGAAAGCAATCCACGGTCTTGACGCTGAGACAGAACTCGCAAACATTCTGTCTACAGAAATCCTCGCAGAAATCAACCGTGAGGTTATCCGTACTGTAAACTCTCAGGCGAAGACAGGTTGTCTCCAAGCCAACGTCACTAAGAACGGTATCTTTGACCTTTCTTCTGACGCTGATGGTCGTTGGTCTGCTGAGAAGTTCAAGGGTCTCGTTGTTCAACTTGACCGTGAAGCAAACGTAATTGCAAAAGAAACTCGTCGTGGTAAGGGTAACGTTGTTATCTGTTCTTCTGACGTTGCAACTGCTCTTGCTGCTTCTGGTATGCTCGACTACACTCCTGCAATGTCTACTCAACTCCAAGTTGATGACACAGGTAACACATTCGCTGGTGTACTGAACGGTCGTCTCCGTGTGTACATTGACCCTTATGCACAGGCAGACTACTGCACAATCGGTTATAAGGGTACTAACCCCTATGACGCTGGTGTGTTCTACTGCCCCTACGTTCCTCTGCAAATGGTTAAGGCCGTTGCTGAAGATACGTTCCAACCGAAGATTGGTTTCAAGACTCGCTACGGCATGGCTTCTAACCCCTTCGTTGGTGCAACACCGTCTGACGGTCTTGCTGCTGCTAAGAGCAACCAGTACTACAGAATCTTCCGTGTGGACAACATCCTCACCTAAGAACCTGTATAAAAAGAATCCCGATAGGGACACTTTTCAGGGAGACCTTCGGGTCTCCCTTTTTTTATGCCTATATAAAAGTGGTACGACATGGTAGTCTCCTAACGAAAGGAAGCGGTAATCTGAAAGGAGCATGTAGTATGAGATGGTTAATACTAGCGCTAGTAATACCGTTCGCTGCCCATTCTGCAACGGTAATTAATTATGATGATGGGTCAACCTTGACCCTAGTAGAAGGTGAGAAAATTCATGTTACTAAAGGTGCCTTGTATCAACAACGCACTTACAGTAATGGTAAGACTATCCAATTCAAGGTGTTTCCAGAAACTACTCGGCGAGATTATGTTGCGCCGGAAAATGGAACCGATCCAGAAATGACTGTTGGGTCACATGAGTGGTGTGCCGCTTATGTACCTTGGTCGGAAGGATACACCTTTGGAATGCAGGCATGGCAACGTTATTGCGACACCAACAACAACGGTGTGTATGACGAAGGCGATGAACGCTGGGAAGGATAAGAGAGGGGGACGCAAGTCCCCTTTTTTAATTTACCCGTGGACGTTGCGTCATCACGGCTTCTAATAGTTGATGGAATCTTTCTTCTGCTCTAGACCCAATCTCTTCGTCTATAACAGGAAAGTTATAAGGGCCTAACTGTTCGTAGTTCAGTGAGATGGTAGGTGCGGCGGCATTGATCGCAACATCTGCCCTGTGGTCTGGATCACCATACTTGACCCCGTTGATTCTTACCCAACAGTTTGCGTAGTAAGGAACCCTGTTCTTCGCATAGGACATGATCGTTCCCGTACCATCCGATGCCATGAACCCATGACCCACACTGAAGGTTGGAGTACCTACTGCAACATCATCCCTTGCGTGTGCGAGACCTAGTTGGTGTCCTATCTCGTGTGCAAAGATATACTCAGTTGAGGTGTCTTGATCGGGGTCTACGGTGGCGATGTCGTTCTTAGAATAACACGCAGTCATACCCGCAGTCATTCCTTGACCTTTCCACGTCCATCCCGCACCACACACTTCCCAATCCTGTTCGTTATCAAGCATCACATGAACCATGTCCACTTCGTACTTGTCAACCAACCATGCCTTTTCGTAGAAGGGTGAGTACTGGTGCCAGTCTGCAAGATCGTATGCGAGTTCAATGTTACCTAGATCATCATAGGTGGTCTCAATATCCACAGGTTCTACGAACGCAGCTTCCATGTGGATATTGATCCCGTTGAGTTGGAAGATTTCGTTTAGTTGTCGGACGTATCCGAAAACTCTACGTCTATCCATACGGTCATCCATGTACACACCTAGTCGTATGGTATTCACGCCGGGTCTGTACACCATTTCAAAGTCACTGTAGTTGGATTCCATACCAATACAGTTCTCGTAATTAACTACATTACACTCAATGTAGTCGGCTTCAACGTAGTCCAAATCTTCCTCCTATAGTCAGTCGAACTTGTCGCCTTTGAGTTGATTGAAAAAGTCAATGTCGATGTTCTCCTTCAGATGTCCTTTTTCGTACAGGGACACGAAGGGTTTTGCAACATCTTGATAGAACTTATCAATGAACTTCTTGGACTCCAACTTAGGTCTCGTGTTCTTGACCTCTGCGGGAGTCAACCCATTAAATGCATACTTGACCTTAATGGGTTTGATAGGCTTCTTCTGCAGAATCGGTTC